CCACGGAATAACCGACCGGGCAAAAAATGAGACCCGTGTAGTAAATTGAGGTAAATATGGACAAATTTGAGCAGATACTCACAAGAGAAGACAGAGATAAGCAAATCGCGAAAAATAAGAAGGCGATCATGGGCGCGCTGGCGGAAGTGGACAAAGGAACACTGAAGCTGTACAGCCAGCTGATCGACGATGCCGCGTCTTATGCCTGCGCCATCTACGAGTGCAATCTGCTTTATGTGCGTGATGGCATCGCGGAGTATTACAAGAACGGCGAGAACCAATGGGGCGTAAAGAAGAGCGTTGCGGCGGAGCTCCGGACGAAGTACACGAGTACGTACCAGAAGCTGATCATACAGCTTGCGAGCCTGCTTCCGTCCGAGGATGAGAAGGCCGCGGCGCAGGAACTGATGGAGTTCATCAGCCGGAATTAGAATTGAACTGGCCTAAGGAATACCTGGCGCGGATCCGCTCCGGAGAGATCCCGGTATCGGCGAAGGTCCGGGCAGTATATGAACGGGAATGCGCATGGATGGACGCCCCGCCTGCAGGGTTCCCGTATTACTTCGACGAGAAGGTCGGACAGCGGCATATTGACTTCATGCAGAAGTTCTGTCGGCAGTCAAAAGGCAAGACCGGCAAGCAGCTGATCCGGTTCGAATTGTTTCAGCTCGCGAAGATGCAGCTGATATTTGGGTGGTTGGATAAGGGTACAGGGAAAAGACGTTTCCGGGAGATACTGGACATCAGAGGACGGAAATGCGGGAAGTCGACAGAGACCGCGGCAGTTCTCCACGACATGCTGTTGAACGACGGCGAGAACGGTCCGGAAATCTACTGCGCGGCCAACTCCCGCGACCAGGCGGATCAGGTCTTCTCTGAAGCTGTCAACATGCGTTTACAGTCTCCGGCGCTTCGGAGCCTGGAACGTAAACGACAGACGGACATCTACTGTCAGATGAATTTAGGGAAGATCAAGAAGCTGGCGGCAAAGACCGACAACCTTGACGGCCTGAATGCTTCCTTCGTGTGCCAGGATGAGATCCACGCGCAGAAGGACAGCAAACTGTATGACGTGCTCGTGCAGTCGCAGGCGGAACGCGAACAGCCTATATACTGGATGATATCGACGAACGGCTTCCTGAGGGAGGCCTTTTTTGATGCCCGGTATGAGTACGCTGCGCACGTCGCAATGTGGGAGGACGGCTACCACGATTACAGTCTGTTGCCACTGATCTACGAACTTGACAGCCGCGACGAGTGGACAGATCCGGCCTGCTGGGAGAAAGCGAACCCCGGGCTTGGAAAGATAAAGAGCATACAGACACTGGCGGAACATGTCGAGCGGGCGAAACGTGACCCGAAGTTCCTGCCGACGGTGCTGACTAAGGATTTCAATATCCCCGAGAACACAAATGAGGGCTGGCTGACCTATGAGGAAGCAGTCAATACGGAAGTAGTGCCGCTTGAGAAGCTCGAACATAGTTACGCCATCGGAGGCTGTGATCTGTCAGCCACAACAGACCTAACCTGTGCGACACTGCTCATTCTGAAGCCAGGTGACGACAACTACTATGTTCTCCAGAAGTATTTCATTCCTGAGAGCAAACTGATGCCGGAAGACGAGAAGCATCGGTCGGACCGAGAAGCGCCATATAAGATCTGGGCGGAACACGGCTGGCTGAAGATCTGCGAAGGCGCTACGGTCGATTATAACGACGTTACGCAGTGGTTCGTGGACATGGTCAAAGAGCATGACATCCGTCCGCTCTGGGTGTGCTATGACGCAGCTCTGTCGGGATACTGGGCTCCGCAGATGACGGAAATCGGCTTTGTGATGGAAAAGATAAGGCAGGGGCCATTTACGTGGACCTATCCGATGAAGCTGCTCAAGGGTGCATTTGAGGAGCACCGCATTATTTATCAAAACAACCCGATGCTCCGGTGGTGCCTGCTCAATACAGCAGTAAAGTCCCTCAATAAAGAGGGCATCGAGTCAATACAGCCGGTCAAATCGGCAAGTAACAGGCGGATAGACGGAATGGTCAGCCTGCTGAACGCATGGACGGGATTACAGAACCATTCCGACGAGATCATCCCGTATTTGAGGTAATGACATGGGTTTTCTATCAAACTTCATCAAAAGCATAGCGTGGAGGACGGCCTATATAGCGGGATACGGAACACGCTCTGTTAATTACAACACTGATGTCGGTAAGGACGCGACCTGCGTCGCTATCCTCGACACTAACGCAACGCACGTTGCACGCGGGCAGGTCCTGCACGTTTTGAAGGACCAGAACGGGCGAATCAAGGAAATCAAACGCGGATCAGAATATTCAAAGCTGTTCGCAAGGCCGAATCCTTTGATGACAGCGCAGGAATTTAAGTATGCGATGGCATGGCAGGCGCAGGTCACCAATACGGCATTCGCGTGGATCCGGTGGGATGACCGTATGCATCCGACGGAGATCTGGCCTCTGGTGTATCTCGAGTTCGAGATCCGGCAGCTGGTCGAAAAAGCAGGGTATGCTGTCGTGATCCGCACTCCGGAAGGCGAGCGCGTGACGGTCGACATGCAGGACCTTGTAGTTCTCCGCCGGAAGTATGACGGTGCAACGTACACAGGCGGAAGCAACGAAGCGCTGAACGGCTCCCTTGAGATGATGCAGAGCATGTATGCATCGCTGCAGCAGGCCATGCAGGTGTCAAACAGGGTCCATGGCCTTTTCACCCAGAAGAATGCAATGCTCGCCACAAAGAGCGCAGAGCAGGCTCAGAAGGACTTTGTGGCGCGTGTTAAGGCAGCAGAGGCTTCCGGCGGAATAGTCGCTCTGGACGCTACAGAGGCCTATACGCCGCTTAACGTATCGACATGGGCAACTGATGCGGAACAAATGAAAGAGCTTGAGAAACGGCTCTACACATTCTGGCGGACTCCGGAAGAGGTCGTATCAAACACCGCGAGTGAGCAGGTGATGATGAACTACTTCGATGCTATCGTCGAGCCGTTCTGGGAAGAGATGGGCGAAGCCTTCACACGGGCACTGTTCACACGACGCGAGCAGGACTTCGGCAACGCAATCATAGTCACTTCCGGAGCCACAACGGGCGCGTCCTGGCAGACGAAGCTGAACATCATCAACAGCACGAAGGAAGTCGGACTGCTGACGAAGAACCAGTATCTCGAACTGCTCGGATATCCGCCGGTTGATGACGGAGACGTTGCGTATGTATCACTTAACTACATCAAATCCACCGACATGAGCAGATATCAGGTCGGAGAGGATGGAGGGACAGACAATGGAACAGAACAAACTGGACAAGATAATGAGTAAGATCGACTCCGGCAGAGAGTACAGGCGCATGGAGATCCGAGTGAAGGAGACCGAGCCGGAGGAAGGCGCTGAGGAAGCGAAGGCCGATTATAAGGTCGAAGGCTATGCCTGTACATTCAACGAGCCGTATGAGCTTTGGAGCTTCAACGGCTATACGATCCGCGAGCAGGTGGATCCTCAGGCGTTCGCTGAGTGCGATATGTCAGATGTCATCATGCAGTATGACCATCAGGGCAGGGTATTCGCACGGAACAGCAACGGAACACTTGAACTGAAAACAGATGATCACGGCCTGCACATGGAGGCAGATCTGGGCGGAACAGAGACCGGCAGACAGCTCCACGAGGAAATCAAAGGCGGATACACAACCAAGATGTCCTTCGGCTTTATAGTCGATGAGGATAAACGCGAGATCACCGAGAACGCTGCGGACGGAACGGTCGACGTTCTGCGCACGATCACGAAGATCCGCAAGCTATACGACGTTTCGGCGGTAAGTCTTCCGGCGAACGATGGAACAGAAATCAGTGCTCGAAGCTACAGTGACGGAGTGATTGCTGAGCTTGAAGCGGAGAGACTTAAGAGCATTGCACGAGAGGAAGCCAGGGCGAAAGCGCTCGCGACTCTCAATAAATATCACAAGGAGGTCACGAATAATGACTGACAATATG